GAGTCTTTGACGATGTATACCCCTTATCTTGATACTTGGCATAAAGAAGCCAGATATATTTCTTCTTGTTTCCCATTTTGTACTGAACGCCATGTTCATTTAACAACTCATTCATTTTTGTACCGCTCATGCCATAGTCTTTGGCTATTACAGATATTGCTACTAGAGATTTGTTCTGTAGTATAAGATCGTAGTAAGTAGCTTTCGGCTGTAGTTCTGCAATTATTTGCTTTTGATGTGCTGATTCTAGACTCAGTCCTTCTACTTGCCTGTTGACATATTCCAGAGCTCTTTTCATTATCATTTCCGGGCTGTTCCATGCTTTCTCAACTTGGATAAAGTACTGTCTTGCCTGTTTGCCTTTTTCGTTTCTGGAAAGCATGCACAACTCTTTGGCCATATCGAGTTTGACGATATGATCCGTGTATTCAGTTTCATTGCCCTGAGCTGTTAGTCTTTTTTGACTAATAGCTATATAGTCATTGTTTTCGCTGAACCCATATTCGGTCATTCTTTCAAACCATTTTGTGTATTGAGTGCCTGCTTCTAAAAACTCGTGAACGTCTCTTCCACTTACCACAACTTCACCATTGTCATTCTCATTGACAGGTATCAATTGCTCATTTTTAAACATTTGCAATTCATTCACTTTCGTTCCTCCTTTACATTATGTTTTTGTATTAATTACGATACTTTTTTATAACGAAAAAGTTCGGCGCTAATGCCGTAGTAATCACATATAATGTTCATTTCTTTAATTGTGTAAAGCTGATAGCCATTGTTCTTCTGGCTTACACTTGAAATAGTCAGCCCCAAAAGTTCTGATAATTCCTTGAGTCCAATATTATTTTCCACTAAAAATGCCTTAAACATGAGAAGAGCGGGACTTTTCTTCCTTTTTGGTTTCATGTTCTCTCACCCCCTTAAATTGTATTATTTACGATACTTTATAGCATTATCATAATGTAAATATGTTTAATTGTCAACACATTATTTGAATATTTTATAAATATTTGTTGCTTAATCGAAACATAGCCATTATACTTACTATAAAAGGAGTTGAGTTTAATGAGCAAATTTTCAGACAGATTATTTACTTTAAGAAAAGAACACAATTTAACCTTGCAAGAAGTTAGTGACATATTAGAAGAACGTTATGGATACACAACTAATAAAGGTATGATTTCAAAATATGAAAAAGGAATACAGGAAGCTAATGTTGCTTTTTTAAATTATACAGCTGAAATATTTGGAGTAACGCTTGAGTATTTAATGGGGAGATCAGATGATAAGTACGGAGAGAATGTTAAGTACAAAGAAATTCCAATACTCGGAACGATAGCCGCTGGAACTCCTATACTGGCTCAGGAGGACATACTTGGTCACGAGTACATAAACCCTTACAGCAATATAGATTTTTGCCTGAAGGTTAAGGGTGACAGCATGATCAATGCCAGGATATTTGATGGCGACATAGTATTCATCCATGCCCAGTGTGAGGTTGAAACTGGTGAAATTGCAGCAGTGCAGATCAATGATGAAGAAGCTACATTAAAGAGAGTTTACATAATTAACGGAAATATTATCCTGCATCCTGAGAATTTGATGTATGAAGATATAGTTATAAACAAAAAAGACCGAAAAGAAGTAACTATATTAGGAAAGGCGGTCATGTTTAAATCGGAGGTGCGATAAGATGGGGAAGATCACACAGAACTCAAACGGATCATGGTCTACTATAGTATATCTGGGGCGTGAGGGTGATAAGAACATCCGTAAGAGTGTGACAGCGGATACAAAACAACATTGCAAGCAGGATGCCGCAGAACTGGAGCATAAAAATAAACTCGGGCAAGTCAACCAGTACAGCAGCATGAAGCTATCTGAATATATGGATTGCTGGCTACATGATAACCGTGGACTATTAGCCCCTACCACTCTTAAAACTTACAATCTATATGCCAGGGCTCACTTTAGACCTTACTTTAAAAATGTCAGAGTAGACAAGATAACCGATGCTATGATAAGGCGCTACCTGTCCGACAAACTGGAGGAACTCTCACCCACAACGGTACGCAAACACTACTTCACGCTGTCCAGGATGCTTGGGGATGCATTAAAAGGTGCTAACCCTTGTATCGGTATCAAAGCCCCTCAAAACGCCGCATTTAAGCCCCATGTGCCTACAGAGGATGAGTTTGCCGCTATTGTCAAAGCCTTTGGAAGCATAAGCAACGAGGATGAAGCTATAATATTGTTAGCCGGATGGTGTGGTCTCAGGCGCGGTGAGATATTTGCCCTTAAATGGGATGATATAAACGATCAGGAAGATACTATAAGAATTGATGAGGCTATGGCTCTCGAAGAAGATGGTTATGACTTTGTTGAAAAGGACCCGAAAAGCAGAAACGGATTCCGCACAATCGCCATACCTAAATATCTGACTGAATTGCTTGCTGATATAAAAAAGAATAAGCATAAGTTCAAGCGGTTTAAAAAATACGGAGGACGGTTGCCAGATATATCGAACCTTGCATTTCAGCAAGATCCACATAGCTTCACCAAAAAGTATGTACGTGTTATAGCTGAGCAGAAACTACCGAAGGTTAGATTTCATGATCTGAGACATTATCATGCTAGTCTATTATATAAAAACAACGTGCCGGACCAGTATGCTGCAGAAAGGTTAGGTCATGACGTGTGGGTGTTAAAGAGAGTTTATCAGCACCTGGGGTTAAAGGAAGAGAAGGAACTGGACGATCAAGTCCGTGACATGTTTAAATAAAAAAGCACCCCACAATGGAGTGCTTTTCTTTTTGTTCCAGTTTCGTTCCAGTTTTGATTCTGAGACCCTCTAAGAATGGCAGGGGTACTAGGATTTGAACCTAGAACCAATGGTTTTGGAGACCACTACTACTCAACTTATGTAAAATACCTCTCGGGGCAGTAATATCAATGCGGCTTGCTTAGGCGTATATTTTTCGTATACGCAACTTATTTGGATGTGGATTTACTTATTATTGCGTGCATTAATTTTTTGTTCCAGTTTTGTTCCAGAAAATTAAAACCAAGACAACCGCATTGGCTTTTATTTTTGTTATTTTGAAATTCGAACTTTTAATTTGTTTATTAAAGTAATACAATTATGATATGGTAATTATTAGAATGTAAAGGGGGAACAAAAACATGAAAAAAATATTAGTAATGGCAATGATGCTAATATGTATAATGGCAGCAGGATGTGCAGCAACAAGTAATTTGACTTCTCAAGAAGATGTTTTGCTGAATAAGTCATATGCATCCTATACAGCTGAGGACAAAACAGCTTTTGGATCAATGCTCTGCAGGGCAGAAATCACAAAAGAAGATTCAAAAAAGATTATGGACTATGTTTATTCACAAAAAATCACAGATCCTGAAAAGAGCGCTTATCTAAATATACTCACAAGCACTACCCCAGACAGAACTGGTCCAGCAACACTGAAGGATTTAGCAAATTCTCTAAAAGAAAAAGAAGCGCTAGCGACATATCAACCCACACAAAATGAAATAGATGAAGCGCAGAAACAAATAAACGCAGCATCCGCCCAAACCACTATTTACCAAGAAGCACAGCCTAAAATTCAGACATATATGGATAGCGAAGTTCTTAAGGATAGCAAGGTAAAACAGTATGCAGATAAATCAATTGTAGATGTAACTACAGGAAAGGTCACAATAACAATAAACCTATTCAGACCATATCTGAAAACTTTGACAGTAGCCGATATTACAAACCTGAGAAACAACTCGGTAGATGCTGTTCAGGAATATATCAGCGAAGTAGGTACAGTAGAAATAGTTCTCAAAAATAACGAAAACACACTTGATACGTACATATTCACTCCATCGGGAGGCTGGGACAAATCAGTAACTCCATGGAAGTAACATAAAAAAGCCAGAGGATAATTCCCCTGGCTTTAACTATACCGTCCCGACTGGTGCGCATCATTGTGAGGCGTGTCAGGTTCTATTCTTTTGGTGCGTAAGCTGCATCCGTCCAGGCTTCGGCGAATATGTACGCTATAATTGCACCGCCGGCCATTACTATTGATACTACCTGCTCAACTGATCCGTTGCTCATGCCCCTTGCTGTCATTAATAAGGTTATAAATCCGGCCAGCATTGTCCAAAACTTTCTACTTGTCAATTTTCTCACCCAGTCCATCTTTAAGGTTTCCATATACTTCACTCCTTTTTTGTTTTATTACTTTGGTCTTTTTGATACTAGCCATGAGCCATAATTCGCCCGTGGTAAACGAGAAAAACGCTGCTACCAATGCAACAGGCTCAACACCAGTCTTCGCGAATACGCTTAACACTGCAACAGTAAACCATATGTTCATGATTACGATCAGCATTACTATTACTTTTGAAAACTGTACTCTATCTTCATTTTCCATTCCATCCCTCCTTAATTATATCCACACATTTTTAGTATGGTGTTTTTACCGACTATGCCGTCTACTGTAAGACCTTTGTTTTTCTGGTAAGCAATTATCTTATCATATGTTTCATGATAAGGAGCATTACCATATGAGTTATCAACTTTGATATTGAACATCTTCTGGATCCAACCAACTAGAATGTTTTTATCTCCCCTTTTAACAAACACTTTTTCCAATGCGCCCATTGTGTTAGTACCGCCCTTACCGTCCTCTAAAAGTGTAGCAATGCCCATTTTATTGATTACGCGCTGCACATCCAGGATGTAAGGATTATAACTTGCGCCTGTTGGGTATTTGATCATGCCTGGTGCAGAAGGAACTGCTGTGACAACCACGTTGTTACCGGATAAAGCTGCCTTAAACGAGCCCCATTTAGCCCAGTTGTTAGCCGCCATACTGCCTGGACACAGTTTGCCCGATGCGTCGTAGTGCCTGACTACATGAGCCAGATCCACACCATATTTATTCATGAGATATTTTGTAAGGTCAACCGCATTTTGCACGGCCTTTGAATAATTGCCTTCACTGTTGATGCAAATCTCAATACCTATGCTGTTATGGTTGCCTATACCTTTAGCACCGCCACCATCACCACAATGCCAGCTTGCATTACTATCCTCAACTGTCTGGATTATATTGTTGTCATCCACAAAGTAGTGAGCAGATGCTTGTCTATCTCCGCCGTTGAAATACTTATAGTGCATTAAGGCATTTGCTCCGGATGCAGGGTTGCCTGTATCGTGGATTACAATATATTGAATATTATTCCCAGACGAGAAGTTGTATTTTATTAACAATTTCTGAATTGGTAGCACTTTAAAACCTCCCTCATTTCGCCGCAAAGATTTTCATCATACCAAAGATATTGCCTGCAATATATGTAGCGATAAAAATCCAAACAGCGATTTTGATTTGTTCATAATTTTTCATAGGCTTGTTTTTTAAATCTTCAATGCTTTGCAACGTTGCCTCCTGATTAGCCGATGTACTTTTTTCCTGTTTTGACTGACTCTCTTGTATCAATTTGAGATAAATTTTTGTTTCGATGTGGCTTTCTTTGATTAGTGTTACTTCCTTAAAAAGGTCTTTGTCATTGCTTTTCAGATCACATATGTCTTTTTCTGCATGATCCATCCGTGTCTCGAGTCCCTTGTTTTCCAATCGCTCACCCCCGTTAAGCTGTCGTTATGCTGATTTTGGCTATCTATAAAAAAAGTACCACCACCAGATTGCCCTCACCTCCGCACTATTACTTTGATACGTTTATGGCATTTTCTTTATCTGTATCAAATACTGAGCTTTGGTATATCCAAGCACATCATGATAATACTGGTATGAGCCGTCATTTACTACTGGAGCAACTACCTGTTCAACATGATGCCTTTGAAAGAAGTGATGATGATGTCTTGAATGGTTTCTACCACAGGCCGAAACCCCGGATGCCGGAATGGATAAAGCAATGATCAGTGCTAGTGTGATTACTGTTCTTTTCATGAACCTACCTCCATTTTTTAAATTAAAAGAGAGCCCTGAGGCTCCCCTGTGTTGTGCGCAATAGTTCTCAAATGTTCATTAAATAAGCCCTAAATACTCTTCTATCCTCGAAATGCGCTCATCGTTTGTAAGTGCTTTCGTTTTCTTTTTTGCATCATATTTATCCTTAATGGCTTTCTGATTGTTCTTTTTATCCTTTAAAATTTTAATTATATGCTCGTTATTATCCACAATTCCACCCCCTACGGTATTAGTAAGGCTAGTATAGCCTCCTGCACGGTTTCGACTTTAGGTTCTAGTATTCCGACTCTTTCTTCGAGCGTTGGTTCTGGCGTATAAGGTTCTGACGGCGCAGGCGCGATTGGTTCTGGCATAGGTGTTAAATCTAAATCCTTAACCACCACATCAACCCAGATATAATCACCCATGTCCACAGGTGCTAATTGCTCAATATAGTGCTTTGTCTCGTCAAATGTTGCCGGTATTGTTGCATATTTTATTTCTTTTGGCATGGATTATTCCTCCTACTTAATAAATTTTACGTAGTATTCAGCCACATCTTTTGTGTGTGAATACTCCAATACTTGTTCAATGGTAGAATTTGTAGCAATATATTCTTTTCTGCAATGCGGTGTCTTGCGCAGGCATTCGTTTATTGCACGCGTTCTTATCCCATAAAACCTCGAAGCTTCTTCGCACGACATAAAAAACCTTTCTTTATTGTCGAATACAACCTTTACTGGATATAAGTTTCTTTTCCATGAATTAAAGCCATGTGTAGTGAACTGTATATTGCCAAGCGAATACCCACCATCATCGTTTATTCTGTCGACCGATATAGCATATTTCGTGTTTTTATTGTTAGCTATAAATTCATTCCACATATCAACAAGTTCTTCTTTGTGTTTATTGCAAAACTCTACCCATTCATAGATATGAGGATATTCCTTACCCGCGTAATGACCATAATGGTCGGTCGTCTTTCCTTTGCAACGATTGAACATACTGCTATATCTTATCCTAAGCACAGCATCCAATTCTTTTATGCCTGTGTCGATTTGAGCATACCATTGCGTTCTATTCGGCATATTATTTCTTTTTAGCCATCTGTTAAAAGTTGAAGGTGTTACACCAACTTTTTTGCATATTTCACTAACACCAATTTTGCTTTTATAATAATCGCTTAAATATTCTTCGTACATATCAACCGCTCCTTTAGTGTATTTAATAATATAATTATATCACAAAATACACTAAAAAGCAATTATAAAAATATACGCACCAAGTTAGATATTACAAGGCTTTACACAACAATCGGGAACCGATGTTGACGGCGGCATCGGAGGACGCGTAGGACAGAGGCCAGAAGAACAAACCGGCAAAGCTGCCATAGTGCCAGCCACCCCCAACAAGGGCCACCCTCTGACCTGTAGTCTGATAATAATAGTCACTGTAATAAGTAGAGGTTGCGCCACCTACCGCCGTGGGTAACTCGCAGAAAGGCAAATTCGCGTCATATCCCATTGCTGTTGCATATCCGTCAGCGCTCCCGTTTACATAGCCTAATTGCTCATAAGGTGCCGCAAAGACATTGCTTGCATAATTGTCTGCGTTTTTGCAAACCCACGCCTGCCTTTCGTTTATGTTCAGACCGTCCACAACCTGCCAAACATCGCCGTATAAACTTTCTATGCCGTGATATACAAATGATTTCTTTCCGTCTGAATTACTTTTTGGGCTTCCGACGCTTGAGGATAACGCTGCGCTAAATCCTGTTTTCATGCCTGTATTATATAGTCTGTCATTAATAGATAAACTTGCCACCGCACCATCAAAAGTTATTACCGCATTTCCTGCGCCGCCAGAATCGTTCACTCCTATGGCTGTTATGGTTCGTCCGTAAAACCTCTGATTGCCACCTTGCGTTGAACCTGCAGATATAGCCTGTCCTACTGCGTAAAGTGCGGCTGTTGCATTTGCTACTATAGCAGTATTGGTGCTTGTGGTTGCAA